CTTCATTATAAGCAGCTTGATAGTATTGTAACATATCCTGCGGTCCTTTCAAGTACCCAAATGTATTTACCAAGCAGCCATTTAACAAAAGATCTGAATATTTATTTGACAAATATGTGCCAGTGGTAGCAGGAGCAGGATTTGATGTTGTGTCTGTTATTGTATCTGGCTCTTTGTCATAAGCCAATGTAATATCGTAAGTTCTGTCAGGTGTTGGGGCTACTACCCAAAATTCTTCATCCCAATTTGCATAATATTTAGGTATATCTACAGCGGAAGTACCGGGTGTAGAATAATATTCTGCTATAAAACTAGTGTCTCTTTGTTCTAAATAAAATTGCTCACCATCAGAATTTGTAAGCTGGACATACCTAATAAATCTTAAATCAGCAGGAATAGTTACATATCTATTATTAATAATTAAATTTGACGTAGCATAAAATACACTTTGATCTGTGTCTATTGATCTGTGAATTTTTAATTCTGCGTTTTTAATTATTCTCTCTAACACAGTGTCAGATAAAACATTACTACCTACCTCTGTGTAGTTTCTAATATCAGTTCTTAAATTATCTAAAGTGTATGCCATTATCCGTTTACAACTCCTAATGTTACTGGTCCAGCAGAACAATTTTCTCCACCACCTGATACACCTCCTGATGTAGCATTGCTAGTGCTAGTTATATAAAAATAATTTATTGGATCTGTTAAAGGATCTGATGTTGTTGCTCCTGTAACATTTCCTGAAGAATCTATTTGTCCTAATGCAATTGTAAAACCAGATGTATTATTTAAATCACTTACATTATCAAACGTAGGTATATTTGCAAAAGCTTGTAAGTTTTTACGGTCAGCTGGTATTGGAAACACACCTCCTGGTCCAGCAGAAGTAACGACGGGTGGTCCTCTAAATCTTACAACAGAACCAGCTGCTCTTTGATGATCTTGTGAAAAAACATTTACATAAGTTGTGCCACTATAAATAACAGATGTAAAAGGATTGTTACCTAAAAGTATTAAACTTGTTTTTGATTCTGGTTGTGGTCTTGGATTAAATAAAGCTTGTGGATCAGAACCAACTGGTTTTGGTTGTAGTTGTGGTTGTTTTGCTTCAAACTCTGAAAAATGAACTAATGATCCATTCCACTCTCTAACCATTTCATCGTATGGAAATGCCATTCCTGATCTGTCAGAAATCGCTAACGCGTATTTACCTGATGCATATTTACCCATTATACTCCATCTCCATAAAATGTTTGTGGTGAAATAAAAGTAGATGTGCCTTGATTGTCTGCATCTAATGCTCTTAACAATTCACTTTCATATCTTCTTTCCAACTCTTGACTCATAGCTGGTGAATATTTTTGACTTAAATAATATGCAAGTCCTGACATCATACAAGGATAAAATCTATTAACTATATCTGTAGTAAAATTATAAGAACCTGCGTCTTGAATTTTTGCTAAGTAATAAAAACAAAATTGAAAATTACTTGGTGTTGTTGTGCTCGATACACTTGAACTTGGTGTTGTATATAAAAATACACTTGGATTTAACTTTCTTTCTACATAATATTGTGATGGTGTACCTTTAGCTAGTTTGTTTGGCGTAGCTGAATAAGCAGATCTATCTATTTTTGTAAGTGCAATATCTTGTGGTGCGGTAGCATCAGAGTTATTTCTATAATATGCTTCTAATACGGAATCAATATCTTGTGGAAAATTTGCAGAGTCAGATGCAAAGTTATATTCTGCCTGACCTTCTACTAATGGAATTTTTGCAAGCTTAACTTTCCATAAATGAACACCTCTATTTGCCCATTCTTGAAACATTATATTTAAAGAACGTCTTGCTGATTTTAATTGATAACCTGTTCTAGTACCCTGAACTCCTGTTCTTTCAAAAGCTTCTTCTATAATTTCATCTATTTGTGGATTAAACTCTGCCTCACCAGAAGTTGGTGCAATGGTTTGAGCAGTATTACCCATACCTGCGTGGTTGGTACAATAATAAAATATTACAGGTGCACCAGTTTTTTTAACAGGTGCTACAACAATTGTTGTTTTAGCTCCAGAAGTTCCTGGTGATCCTGTTGAAGTTACACCAGTTGTATAAGATGCAGCTGGTGAGTTATTTGGATTTGTAGAAAAAGCTAGTTGATGAGTGTCATTTGTTGAATCAGACTGATCAAATATGTAAGTGTTGCCCTCATCTAAATATAAAACAGGGGCCAACTCACCGTTAATATAATATCTATTACCGGTTCCGTATTGTGTCGTGCCACTTGCTACAGTGACTGTGTAAGTAATTGTAGCCATTGAATTCTCCTAGCCAAATATTACTGTACAAAATGTAACTGTATCTGCAATTGTTACTTTAATATTTGTTGCACATCTAATACCTGTACCTGGAAACTGAATGTATTCTGTTACACCGGCTCCGTTAGTATTATTAGTAGCTCTAACTTTAAATGTTGCTACATCTGTACTGTCGTCTTGTAAAGTAACGGTGCTTTGTGCAAGGTTAGGTTCTTTATTGATGTAAAGACCTACAATTCTACCTGGTCCTGCAAATATAGTGTGTGTTGCAACAGTATGTTTTTGAACCGCTTTTACGTCTACTGGATATGTACTCATTAATTTTTCTCCTTAAAATTTATGTGTGGGCCGAAGCCCACACTAAATTATTAATTATTAAAACGCAGTTAAATTATTATTTTGTGCGTATGTAACAACAATTCTTGCTTTCCCTGCAGTTGCAGAGTTAGCAACAACGATACCAAAAAGTTCAATATCACTAGTGCCAATGTCGTGCCAAGCTGCAGCTGAAGCTTGTAACATTTTTAATGGTCCTACTGCTGTAGCAGAAACGTTATGAGCTGCTCCAATATTTGTTGGAGTACCTGTAGCATTTCCAATAGCAATTGTAGTTGTAGAAGAGTTAGCGAATAACTGCTCTACTACAATATCAATATTAATGATTTGACTGTTTGCAGGAATAATAATTCCTAAAGCAGTCGCTGTAGTTGTTGCGTGAG